AATTTTTATTGAACAAATCTAAAGAAATACCTTCTCTATCGCTACCGACAGATGGTCTTTGTTCTGGTCTTTCTGGTCGTTGAAGGTAATTTACAACTTCTGCGTTGTATTCAGGAGTCCCTTTTGTAAAGCCCTTGCTCTCAGCAATTGTTTGGGCTTCTATAATCTTTGCTGGCGTTGCTTCTGTTTTATTTGGATTTAAAACATTAAGTTGGCTTTCTAAAATACGTATTGCCCTATCTCTTTCGGGAGATGCTGGCAATGCCTTATATTGGTTAATAGCATCCTCAATTTGAGGAATCATTTGAGCCTCTTGAATCCTAGCAGGAACAGCGCCTTGTCGCTCTCTATTGGCTTGTGCAACTTTAACAGCCGCTTGTCTTCCAGCATCAGCAAGAGATATAGCAAACTGTTGGTCACCAGACCTAGCCGCTATCTCAGCAATCTTCATATAAGAATTAGGGTCATTTGGATTTAGTTGACTAGCCAATTGTTGACGCTGAGAGATTATCCTCAACTGTGGGTCTTCACCACCCAATGCACCGCCAATAGCACCACCTAACTGTTGACCAGCACGAAAAGTCCCATAGTTAGCACGAGCCATAGGGTCAAGATTCGCATACTGAATAGCTTGCGCCTGTTGTGCTTGCTGTTGAGCAAGTTGGTACTGTTCAGGAGTAGTAAATAAACCGAGAATTTCTGATGCCATGATTATTCCTTAGTAGTATCCATAACTCATTCTGTCCATATCTGCCGCACTCATTGGATTACCAAATGGATTTGCAGATTGTGGAAGTGCGCCCTCAATATTTCTGTTCATTGTGTAATTGTTATAAGCGTTCTCAAAGCCAGTTTGCAGTCTTGGACTACTAGCCGCACCCTGCAACAAACCAGCTAAAGGACTATATCCTTGACCAGCCTGTTGAGTCATTGCCGCAGACATACCACCTCTAAGCAAATTAGAGCCAACATTAGCACCATAAGCCGCCGCTTGACCACCCAAGCCAGCGCCCAAGGTCAAAGGCTGTTGACCCATCTCCTCAATAGACTGACCAGTACCCAAATAAGCCGTAAATGGACTCAATGCGCCAACTTGACCAGCCTGATATTGACCTAACATTCCTGCACCAGTACCAAACAGTCCAGCACCAAAAGCAACATTCTGTTGACCCGCTTGCTGTGCATTTGCCGCCAACTGAGCATCCTGTTGGGCAATAGCGTTGTAGTAGGCTTCCATTTCAGGTGTAGTAGCGCCCAATCCAGCCGCACCACTTGGTCTAGCACTTGTAGCACCTACAGACAGTCCACCACGACCTTGCTGGAACAACTGGTTCTGCAACTGAGCCATCTGACGTTCACGGCTAGGGGCAAGTAAATCCTGTTGTCTACTCATGTATTGAGCCGCAACATCTTCAGGACTCTGAGCAAGGTATTGTTGACCTAAGTTAAACAATCCTCCAGCCGCAGTCTGCAAAGGAGCATATTGTTGTTGAGCCTGTTCAGCTTGACCTAAAGCACCACCAGTTAGACCCATCAAACGATCTTGATAGGCTTTTAACTCAGGGCTAACTGTATATCCAGCACCCTTTAAATATCCATCTTTATCAAATTTAAAGTTTGATTTGCCATAACGTGTAGTAATCCCAACAGGGCGAAATCTAGCCGCTTCAGCCGCTTGACGAGCCGCATCACGTTGAGCCGCCGCAGAAGTGTTAGCCGCCGCCTCTGTAGCAGACGCTTGTTCTTGCGCCCCTAAAAATCCTAATACTGCACTGAATGGCATATCAATCCCCTTTAATCAAAATCTCATCCACTTTAGACGGGTCTTTCTCGTCTGTGGCATGAATACAAAACCAAACACAATCTGTAATTGCTTTTACGCCATGCGTAACACCAGCTTCAATCTCAATGCAAGCAGGAGCAGAAACAATATCAATCTCAGTACCACGCAAAACAGCAACTTTGCCATGAGCCAAAATAGACAAATGACTGAAGTTGTGCGTATGCTTCATGATCGCCATTCCTGCTGTAAAGAATGACTCTTTGGCATACAACCCATCACTGAAATGATGAGTAATCCGAAATTGTGGGTCTTGCATCATCATGCTGTGCGCTTCCACATATAGACAGTGATATAAGGTTGATAGTTAGCGTTTGTTCCTGAAGAACCAGTAGATGCGTTAGTAGTTGCAACAGTAATTCCTGTTGTTTTACTTGCTGTGTTTTCTGATTCTTTTCCTACTGCGGCATTTCCTCCACTGACGTAATTGGTATTGCTACCCTCTTGTCTAGCAGTGAAAGAGTGAAAGTGCCCGGGGTCTGTAACAGTAGATGTTGCTGTATGGGTATGGCTTACAGTAATTGCATCTGCACTACCACCAGTTTCTTCAGCGGTGTCAAATAGGGCATTGCCAGAATTAAAGCCAACCATTACACGACCAGCCGCAAATGCTGTCCATGTTCCAAAACCTAACAATGTCGCAGGATTAGTGCTAACACTTGAGTTTGTGTAAATTGTTCCAACAGGATATAAGAGTTGCAACGCCGCTTGAACAAATGCAGTTGTTGCTAACTTGGTACTGCTATCTGTTGCTGTTTGTGTTACTCCAGTTGTTCCCGTTGGCATACTAGGAGTGCCAGTAAATGTTGGGCTTGCCGAATCAGCCTTAGTAGCAATAGCAGTGGCAATATTATTGAACTCAGTGTCAATCTCAGTGCCTTTGACAATCTTTAAGGCATTACCAGAAGATAAGGCATCTTTGGTTGCAAAGTTCGTTGATTTTGTGTAGTCTGACATAGTTACTCCTTTAACTCAGTTTGCCATTCTTGGCTTGAATTTCAATCTTCTGAATAGACAATCCTGAACCATTTATGTCTGTTTCATATCCCGTTTGAACAACTTTACCACTCCCAGATGCTGAAACAGTTAAAGTTTGTAGCGCAATACCATCAGAATACTGTGCAATTACAGTGGCATTAGCACCATACTCAGCAATCCCATAATAAGACTCACCCTGAGTTGGAATCGTAGCGTTGTCAGACAAATAGTTTGTCTTAAAGTCAAATCCCCACTTAAAGGTAACAGTCTGATTTGAGCCTCCAATAACCACAACAGACAATTTCTTCAAAATAGAAGTTTGATTCTGATTCCCAAGGTCTGCATGGTTTGTGTAGTACAACATACGATAGGCAGACTGGTAATCTTGGTAAGTGTTGTATAAACCAACATAACCATTCTTTCCAATGTACAAAGTACCATCACGCCTAGATAAGAATGATGTAGGAGTTATTGAATCCCAAGTTGTTACTCTAGCCGCACCATCAGGCAAATAAGCCTTTGTATCAAAACAATATACAGCCGAAATAGATGGCGTGGTCAACAAATAAAACGCTTCACGCTCAGAATAAACAGACTTGATATTTGCTAATGTCTCACCAGCAATTACAGACGTTAAATCATTACGAATGTTCTTAGACAAGTCTCTCTCAGGCGCAGACTTTTCTTGAATTGTTCTCATCAAAGAACGAACGCCAGAGTTAGACAAGAACAGTACATCAGTGCTTGTGGTCTGAATGCTATCCCTAGCAATGCAACCAATACCCTCAACAGTGTCACTCAATGTTATCGTTGATGGTGAAGTAGCGCCAGAATAAACAAGAATCTGCCTCTTGCCAAATATAAACAAGAATCCATTGTGAGCCGCCAAACCAGTAATCTGGTCAGCACCATTCACCCACACATTGTTTACATTCAAGCTACCAGCAGTACCTGTAGACCACACATGACCAGCAATCAAATCACTGAAGTAAACAGTAGCATTATTGGTTGTTGTGTTAGCCGCCCACAACCTACCAAATGCAGAAATAACAATATTTGCATCAGGAACAGTAGCGGCATAGCCCGTCTTCTCGCTAACCCTACGATATGTCGTAGTGCTAACAGCAGGGTCATAAATAAGAGGGTTATGACCAGACTGAAAGAAGTATGTAATGCCATTCAAAGAAGCGCATTGCCAATTACTTGCAGTAATGGTTGGAGCAGTACCACCCCCCCCATAGGTAAGTTCAGTAACAACATTGCTTGCGCCAAGTTTAAACAACTTGTTGTTACCAGCAAACAATACAGTCAAAGTGCCATCAGCTTGAACCAACTCATGCAATACTGTTACATCATTAGCGCCAAGATCGCCACTAGATGAATTAACTCTTGACCAACCTTTGCGTGAACCCATCCGACCATACTGGTCAATCACGCAATTTGTTGCAACCAAAGCAAATCCAGCCGCAAGATCAAGAGGCGAGTCTTGCGTATTCAACCCATACAGTGCAGGGGCTGAGATACTGTAAGTCTGTATTTGTTGGCTCATACTGCCACAAACTCCTGATTCTCAGGATAACGAGTGCCTTCCAAAGCAATGTAGTCAGACAACATGGCTTTATACAACTGGTATGCTTCAGAAGAAGACAAACCACCATCTTCACCACGCTCTACCAAAGCACGAGCATAGGCATTCTGAACAACTAAAACATCAGGAACAGCAATAATAGTTGAGTCTAAAGACAATGTAGCTTGTGGAACTGTTAAGCTAAATGGAATGCTATATACACCATCAGGGCGTGGATACAAAGTTACCTTGGTGTCATAACTAGCATCAACTCCATCAAAAGCGTATTCGTATGGAATGCCGCTAACTGGAGTAGAGAAATTCTGCTTTCGGTTCATTGAAGCAAAATCAATATTCTTCATGCCAACATTGCTTGTGACATTGATAACGTCAATAACTTGAAACTTCTGACCAGCACCAGTTAAGGCATATTCATATGTACCAGAGGTAGTAGACAGAGTAATAGTTCTGCCTAGAACATTCCAAGCATAAGCATCTTCAATTTGACGCTTGGCATCATTAACAAACTTGCCAATTAAAGAAGAATAAGAGGTTTCAACAACAGTAGAAACTGCTGTCTCACGCAACCTGACTAATACGTCATTTACAAGTTCTAAATAGGTCATCTGCTTTTAGCCTTTGCTTTGTTCCTTGCGGATATAGCTTTAGCTTTTGTCTTTGCGTCTTCCTTGGAGTTTGCACCCCAAGCCTTCAACGAAAGAAGCAGTCTTGTTGGTTCACCATTCTTGTACTCTGCACCAGCCATGTTGCCCATGCGAGCCAAGAAACTTGCTCTGCGAGGATTATCCCCCGACTTTACTGGAGGTTTCAAATTGCCACCAGTTTCCGCATTATAAGATGATCTACCCTTGGCATTCAAGCCGCCTTTTGGATTTTGACCAGCTTTTGTTTGCCAAGTTGGAGATTTCATCACTTCACCTTTTTAGGCTTCTTTGCAGTCTTTGCCGCCTGTTTAAACGCATCAGCAGTAGGCGCACCCTTGCTACCTACCTTACGCATCTTCTCGCCAGACCCTGCGGCTATCCGAGCCTTTTTTGCATTAATGTTTGAGTAAAGTCCAGTTTTCATTTTGTCTTCTTCTTGGCTTTACCAGCTTCAGATAAAGCAATGGCAACCGCCTGTTTAGGGTTCTTAACAACCTTGCCGCCCTTGCCTGAATGCAAAGTAC